CAGCGAAGCCCAGTCAACTGTCATGAAGCGAGTTCGCAAGCCGTCGTTTGTTGACAACGCTGTGCGTCACGCTACGTACGTTTCATCGGCTACCAAACGTGTAGCAGGCTCTCCTGTGCGTACGGACTTTGAGTCGTCGACCGATAAGACCTACACGCTATCAGAAGAGGACGATACCATCAGAATCGAGCACACCTCGTCGGGTGGGAACAGATTCAGGGGCGGTGTCTTTCATGGAGACGACCAGTTCGACGCTTCGTCGACTGTCCCCTCGCTGTTTGTCAATGTCGACGACAGCAAACAACGTCTCGCACCACATTCTATAGAAACAGCAACGAAGGGCACACGCATTCGCCTCAACAATCTCAAGGGTCGCAGCCTGATTGACATGGGATTCGATGGTAAGCGTGTCCAAATCGGGCAACCAATAGCCGTTGGCCTACGAACAAGTGACTTGGCTGAGCGTATTGTCACGGCGGGTAGGAAAACCCTCTCAGGCTTCCGCATTTCGGCACCAAGTAACGTGTTTGTAGCGAAAAATATCAATAATGTTGACGCTTTGACCGCATTACGGTACTTATCGAGGCACGATGGCTTCATGACAAAGGCTGATTCGCACGGAATGGTGAGTTATGTGCACCAATTACGTGGCAATAGAACAAGTTATGTCACTGCGAGTATGGTGTTGGGTGGACTTGATGAGTCCAGTATGCAAAGTGCCCCTAATCGAGTGACGGTAAGGGGTAAATCACGTGCAAACAACGACGATAACGTTGTACAGGTTGATGATATTGAATCTCAAAAGGATGGTGTACGTGAAGTACAGGGTGGTATCTTTGCTCCGACGGCAAATAACCGGAATTCGACGAAAAACATCGGTAGAAAGTTCTTGGCTACCGCAAAACGTGCAAAAGGAGCCAAAACACTCGTCGGAACAGTCACTGCTATGAAAGTTAGGGCAGGTGATACGCTGTCTTACCTCAATACTACAGAAAAAACACAAAATATGGTGCTTAAGGTACGCCATCACTTGTTAAAGAAGCGTTCAGACATTCAAATCTCTTCTGTAGAGGGAACTCTTGAAGATTTGATGCAACGAGCGCAAGAAGGCGACATTTCTTCGATGTTTGACGATGGTCAAGAGCGAAATCAACAAATAACCGAAGAAAACTTCGCCGTTAGTGCTTCTTTAACGGTAAAAACCTCTTGGGTTCTGTTAGCAAGGCAAATTAGGCCGGAAGGTATGGTTATAGGGCACCCCACAAGAGCATTGATTGGTGGAGACTCCACTATACCAAGCGCACAGGCACAGTCAGTCACATTAGGTAATCCACAAGGTAAATATGTAATCAAAGGGAGTGGTTGAATGCCATTATTAACGTCAGGACACAGATTTGTAGTAGATAAATTAGCGGAAGAGATAACACAGGTAGTATTCGGTTTTGATGGCTCAATTGCTACAAGTGAAGATGGAGGTGCAGGTAGACCAGCGATTACTGTCACACCTACAGTTCGTATAGTCGACGATAATACCATATCAGTTGAAGCGAAACTTTCAACTGCGGAGGCGTATTCGCTTCCTCTTAGAGAGGTTTGCATACGCTCAGCAACTACGCCACTTTTCCGATATACATTCGATGCAGTCGATAAAACTGGCAATACTGAACTACTGTTTGCAACAACAATCGAGGTGAAATGAAATGGTAAACCCACTATCCGGTCACACTGCTACATCTTTGGCCGACGGCCAATCACTCACCAGTGCATCGATTACAAATCTGTATGAAGCGGTACACGGCAACGGCATCATCAGAATCGATGATGGGGCGTATGATGATGCGAATCGACAAGCAATAGGTTCAGGCACTGCTGGCCTTGTAACCGCCAGTTCAGGAGGAGCAGTCACCGTGCATGGCGGATATGCTGTGCTCGGAGGAGTCATGTATTCCTTTGCAGGCGGACCCGGTGCGACCACCAATTACACAGTTGGTAACGTTACGTGGCATTTAGGCTCATTGCCAAGCGTGCCCGGTACTACCTCAGATGTAATTGTCACTATCTATGTATGTGCTAACAATACACCCGGAGTGGTCAATGTACAGCACCACTTTGGAACAGCGGTTGTACCTGCAACTGGTACACCGTTAGCAGCCTCTACTGTATTATCCGCACCTGAACCAACAAACAACCAAGAAGCGATTATTCTCGCCACGTTGAAGTACACTATGACAGGCGGGGCAGCAAACGTTACTGCTTCGCTCAACACACCTACAGTTAGCGATAAAAGGTGCTTTATTCGCCCAAGCCCAATATACCTTACGCCTCTCAATCAAGAGAACGCAGGGGATTTTGCCGAGGGTGATGCAATCGACCACGCTAACCAAGGTGTACTCGATACCATGGGTAAGTTTACTGGAACAGAGCAAGGTGCTTTCGCAGCCTCACCGTTCGGAGCGATATGGCAAAGTCACAGCCCTGACGGACACGCTCGTCTGTATTATAGCGCACGCAACAGTCAAGGCGGAACGCCTGCTCGCAATACGTGGAGACTCGCACCAAACGAGGTCAAAGTTATTTCAACTGCGTCGAATCAGACGTTCACGTTTGACGGACCCAACATATGGATAATCACCACATCAGGTAACATCACGCTCAATCCAGCACCCGGTCCATTCCCTACAGGGTACACAATCGAAGTGTATCACGCTGCGGGTTCACACAACCTCAACTTCGACGCTACTGCACTCAACACGAATGTAACAATCAACCTCTATGGTAAGTTCGTTTATACTGGCTCAGCATGGGCGAAACTCGACTTGCATACGGTGAGTTGATGGGCGAACTGATTGACCAACTGATGCAGACGTGTGAAGTCTGTAAGACGACGGCGTTACCGCTGTCCATATCAGGTAAATACACGAACGGCTCAGCGATAGTGTTGCACGAGTGTCCTAACTGTGGCTACATTCGCAAGCACGGGGGCTTGGGTCCGATAGCCGAGCGAGCGTCTCTTTCTAACATACGCAAACGGCTGAAAAAGTCAGGGCATGGGCAAATGTCATTGCTGCTACTGCGCCATGCACAGGACACTATCATCAATCAGCGGACTCATTGAAAGAATACTTTATTGGAGTCCGAAGAGGACATTATTTCTTTTTCTCGCATTACCAAATCCATATCAGCCATTGATTTACTAATGTCGATTGAACGCCGTACGTCCTCTAAGCAATGAAAGTATTCACTTAAATTCAGAACTTTTTTGCTTAACACAATCTTGACTATGTTTGTATCTTTGATACAATGGATAGTTTCTCCAGTGTCCAAAGGTGTGTATTCCATAAATGGACCTGCACTGAATGACATCATGTTTCCAGTTTGTTCTAATACCTCTTCGTTTACAACGTACTGTACTGTTACATTTTTCATCAGATGGTATTCTTCGTCGGGCTTCGTTTCTTTCTCATGGTCTTTTGCCATGACGCCCCGTATAGTATACTATACTTAACCTCTTTGGGCAATGTACCAAATAAATGCTCACCCGTATATCGATTGTCATTCGTCAGACTTCTTGCCGATGATGTCATCGATACGAAGAATGCTGATGCTGACTTCGCTTGCTGACAAGATTGCCTGCCTTACCAAGCCAACTGGCTCCCATACGTTTGCTTCAATCATAGAGCAAGTACCACCATTCTCGATGTCAGGACCTGCATCCTGATTACCTTGTTGATGCTCGTTGCGTAGAGCAAGGATGGTGTCCAAAGGCACGAACCCTGCGTTCTCAGCGATGGTAGCAGGGATGGTCTCTAAGGCGTCAGCAAACGCTTCGATAGCCATCTGTGCTCGACCACCAATCTCAGCAGCACGGCTGCGGAGGTTGAGCGCTGCACCGACGTAGGATGAGCCACCACCAGTGACGACCCTGCCACTGTTGTAGGCAAGGCATACTACGCCGAGAGCATCATCGAACCCACGTTCCGTCTCGTCGAGAGTCTGACGCGTAGCACCACGCAATACGAGCGTAGTAACCCTGTCTCCTTCAACAAGGATGTAATCCATATCGCCGATTACCCTCTGTTCGATAAGATACTCACTTTTTTGAGCAACCAACGAATCATCGGCTGAGTGATTGATTGGCGCTCCCAATGTCGTTGAAAGTGCATCGAGGTCGCTTGGCGGAACACGATGGGCTACGCTGATGTTGTTCTTAGCGAGTAGGGCTGCTACGAGTTCGTTGACGCTGTCACGACAGAACACGACACCACCCTTTGGCAACTGCTCGACGATTGCATCGACCTTACCTTGCCAAACATCTTTGTCAGCATACTGTTTGTAGGACTTGATGTCGCTGACGCTTTGCAGGTTGACCTGCACGCCCTCTTCTTTCTTGACTGACAAGCCAGTGTTGATGAGTAGTACCTTTCCGTATGGGATTTTAGGCATGTTCGGCGTCAAGAATGTCTGATTGAGCATGACACCACCAAAGCAATGCGAATCATCGAGTGAACCACCCGGTTGCCCGATGATTT